CAAAAACTGTATTACACAGCTATTCTTTTTCCCCCTTGCAAGCACTATACACTTTCTTCCCTTCATGGTTTTCCTCTTTTCATTGTTAGCCCAGTTGTAAATGTATGTTGCCTCACTCATCCTCTTTTCCTTTCACAGCCCTGTACGGCTTCCACTCCCCCGCTTTGTTCTTAACCTCCATGACGTGACCCCGCTTATTGCAGCTCAGCCACAACGCATAACAGTTCCAGTCTGATAATATATGCTGGATGACTTTTCCGTTCTCATCTTTGATGCGGATTTTGAAGTCTTTATCTTCCATCCTCTTTCCCTTTCACTCTTTCCTGATAATACCGTTCGTCCATTTCTGCTTCATGTTGTGCGTTGTATAATCTTGCGTTAATTTCCATATCCAAAAAATCATTACATTCTTTGCATATACGTTTGTAATCTTCATCCCGATATTTTATTTGGTCTCTCAAATAAGCAGATATTGTTTTTCCACATTTTGCACACTTCATTCCTCTTCCCCTTTCACTGGTTTGTCAATCATTTCTTCTAAAGTTGTAAGCGGGTCTTTTTCTCTTTCGTTATATCCCTTACAGATATTTACAACTTCGCCTTTATGCTTCTGCGCCCACTCAAGAGCGTTCTCTTTTGTTACTCCAACGAAATTATTGTCTGATTGCTCTTTTACAAGTTCTTTAATTTTTTCCATAAAAGAACCCCTCCCCATTTCATGTGTCCAAACGGGATGTCCCGCCACCCATTCAATACATTCATGTACCTTTGAAAATTCATCACAACACATAATCCCAGTTCTTACACTTACCGCAACTTCAATTGGAAAATTTTTTGCCACATTTAACATAACCATATCATTCCCCTTTCACTAACTGCTTACCACAAATAGGACAATTCCTTACCACAAATAGGACAATAGTTAAACTTAATACTTTTAATGCGCAGTTCATTCACCAAATCACCAAATTGGCCTCGTGTAATTGTTCCTCCCGTCATTCCTGTGAGGCAGTTTTCGCACTCAACCACATCTTCTGTCAGGGGGGCACAAACATAATGCTGACACTTACCACCTATGCACATTCCATTGTTCCTTCCGTCATGGAAATCTGCTGTGCATTTTGCCATTGGACACGCTTTAAGTTCACTCATCAATCTTCCTCCCACAATTAGGACAGTAAACCCAGTCTGGATTTACATAATGACATTCAGGGCACTTCTCCTTGCTTGATTCGTGGCGGGTGTTCCATGCTTCATCCGTGCAATCCAAAGTTCCTTCTTTACAATTTATGCTTGTCATGGGGCAATCGCCTACATGCACATTGATAAGCGTACCATATGTCGTTGCTGTTTGAACCCGTGGCGGTATTACCCCACACCAAGGGCAAGGTTTAAGTTCACTCATCCAACACATCTCACAATCATCATCACATTTGTTATCCATAAAGCCCATTTCATCCCTCCCAATACAATCAGTACATAATCCTTCAAATTCTTTTTCACTTCCACAAACGTGGCATTTCATTTCACTCCTCCTCTTTCTCAGTGTCATACGGAACTGTCATGCTCATTTCCGCTATTTTCAAAGCAAGCGTGGCAATCTGTATCGCTTCTTTGTGAATTTCTCCCTTTGGTTTACCTCTGTAAGTATACTCGCTAATTGCTTCAGCTAATTCCCCAACCTCTTCGGTCAGATAAGCAAGCCATTCAAAAAGAGAGCATACCTGTGTACCCCATTTTTTAATTTGCCTATTGTGTTCTCGGATGACATTTGATATTAAAAACTCAATATCTTTAAACTCTTTGTCTTTAAACTGTTCCATTATTTTTCTCCTTAACTACTAACTAACTACTAAGAAACTACTAATTAGTTTTTGCAATTCTCGATTCGCGAATCGCAAAATAGACACTTTTGTTTAAATGTTGTCATTGTTCGACTACTTCTAACAATTGCACATATATTTCTATACCCGATAGGTGCTATATCGCTAAAAACCAACCAAATATGACTTAAATATGCATACATTCTATATATAAATCCTTATATTATACCTTATAGGTGTCATTATTTATCCTCCTTTATCCCAGACCGCATAAACTGTATAACGGCATTTATGGCATCCCATTCATCATACGTAAAAGAGTACGTTTGGATAATATGGTTACATGATATAGATATATCAGTACCCTCTCCGTTATACCATTCACAAACACAGATGCACTTTTCCTTTTGAAAGTCTATTATATCAACTTGTATTTCATCTCTTTGGACGGATTTCATTTATTTCTCCTCATCCTCATTTTTGTCTGTATGCGGAATCATTGCATATCATCAAAATAAACCGAATGGTCATTCATAAATTCGTGCAACTTTTCTCTTATCTCATCGTAGTCCTTGTCATGATGCTTTATCTGCAACCTCAACCACTGGTCAAAATCCCATAACGTACAGAACATATCCATACCCTTGACTGCCGCGGTATGCTCTGAGCGTTCTCTAGGTAGGGCGAATTGTAGTGTTGCTTTCATTTATTTCTCCTTTTACTTTTTTTAATTGGACAATTATTCTCGCAGCATTCTTCCTCTTCATTTTTTTTATGATAGCACACATCTTCTAACCCGCAACGGGGGCACCCTATATACTCTCTGTGTTCGCAATTTAAAACACTTTTCAATAAACTCCATCTAATCTTCTTTTTACTACTCATCTCTTCTCCTTTTCTATCCTCTCTACGGTCATCTCGACCCTAGGATAAAGTTTATCTATTTCAAACATCGGCTCATTTCGTTTTAAATGCTTTGAATCATCATCAACTAATAACTTAGCGTCAACCAGCCCGTCATAAGCTGACTTCAGCATTGACTGATAGTTATCTGAATCCCGCCTTCGCTTTACTTTATGGAAGAACGTAACACTAATCTCTGCCATATCCCACGGTGATGTCTCTATTTTAGCGTCCTCAACTTTTTCTTTAGTAATCCGTCTGTACCGCTTTGCGGCAGCAGCCTTCATCATTCTACCTCTTGGGCTGAAGATAGGACAGTTCGGGGACAGCACTCTGGCTGGCAGCGGGAGTATTATGGTTATTGATTCGGGTTTCATCATTTCCCCTTCGGCGCATGCTGCGCTGCATAATAGTAATACCCATGACCAACTTTAGCTCTCAACTTAACAATATACTCACCCTCCAGAAGCCCCTTAATTATTTCATTTCTCTGCTTAGACGTAATAGAGCGTGTAGCCCTTACTAAATCACTATGCCGTATACCAACTATCCCGGCATTAAGTATTAAAAGGTGTATCTTCTTATCCCACCGCTCCTGCTCTGAATCTGCTATGCTGAACCGCACCGTATGGATGAACTCTTTTATCTGGTACATAATTAATTCACAGGCATATAAAGCATGACCTTCTGTGATATGAGCACTTGCAGGATGAGGGCAGTCCAGTGATGCTATTATCAACGCTACCCGCTTAGCATGCTCTTCAGCCCTTCCCCACAACAGCGCATGAGGTTCATGCTGTTTCAATGCAGACCGCTGATGCATGTTGACTTCTTTACGCATATCGAAGAATATATCCTGAGCTTCTTTATCTGTAGGGACTACCACCTGAAACACACCGCTATGCCGTTGAATGTCCGGTATACCGGCTGGCGCTTCCGGTTTAAACTCAACCCAATACTGTATCATCTTAGTAATATTATCAGGGATGGCGTGGATTTTACCAGCCTCATCATCAAACATAGGATAGTCATCCGTAGAACGGAATATCTGGATACGTCCTAACAGACCATCCCTGATTTCAGCACTTGTTAAACCGTCATATAGCACATCAGGAACTGTAGTCCCGTAAATACATACATTCGGCTGAGTAACGTCCTGCCGTTTCTTATCAGCATACTCTTTACCGAAAAAGGTAGAATTTGCAGACCCCGTCAATCTCATCAAAAGCGGAGGAACTGTTTTCCGTATAGGGGAAGAGAACTTTTCTTTCATGCTTACTATCATGTGCCCTATCTCATCCCATTGGAACAATACACTCTGACGCTCAGCAAGGCATGCCATGATCGCAGCATCGCTAGTAATATCCTCACCGCCTAACAATCTGTCAGCAACTCCCGCGTGAGTACAGAGCCTCTTGATAATGTTCCGTGAATGCTCTTTGCCCGCACAGCTCTCTGCAACCCCTACCGCATACAGGTTTGTGCGTAAATCCCACTCATTCTTGACTTTCCTGCCTACTAAAGCCCCGCAGAAAGCCAAGGCATTGCCTAAGGCAAGCATGGGCTGAGGTTTTAAGGCAGTTGCATTGATATACGAAACAATATCACCAACCAGCCCTACAGGACTGAGAATACTTGGTGTCGGCTCCATATCCTTCGCTTCTGCTGGTACTTCCTCTCTCTTCTCTACATCAGGTGCGACCTCAATGCTGGACAGCAGTGCATCTGCCATTTCCTTGCCGAGTGTTACATCTTCCTTATTATCTTCCAATAGCCAGCCAATAGGCTTAACGGGGTTCTTCCTGCTCTCGACTATCTTACGCTGGAACTCAAGTTTATCTTTATTATCTGCAAGATTCCACGGAGGGTTGCATCGTGGGTTATATTCCTCTGCCAAAAGCTGATATGTCTGTTTGGGGTCAAGATTAAAGCCGACTGTCATTGCCGTGCAGGCCCACAGCAGTTTGCTGTGTCCTCCCTCACCTTGAGTGGCCGGTTCGCACGCTTGGAGGTATAACCGGGCACGGTCAATGACATCGTCGTTAGGAATGCCCTTAGAATCGCTCTCAGCGTTTCTGACGGGATTTACAAAAGGAACGCCTTCTGGTTCCCTCTGCTCTCTTTTACGCCCTTTAAGGCACGAAATAACCCATTCTGGTACGTCTACAAGCGGTGTATCAGGGTCTGCCCACTCATAAGGCTTACCGTTTTCGTGTATACTTGGTGGAACTACCACATACCCCTTGTTTCCACCCCTTGTATCAATGCCTTTGCCGAGTTTCCCTGTAGTACACCCTATTTCAGGGTGATATTTGAACATATAGTGCACACCACCGCTTCCTGTGGTCTGTGCGAGTGTTTTAGGGAAATCCTCATATTCTTCTTTTAACGCTTGGTGCGAGTCAAATCCCCCGTCTGTATCCACGTCTATTACAGAAAACGAGTTTTCATCGCATGCTACCCCTACGTTAGCCTGCGGGAATTTTCTCCACCATGTCTCTATCTGCTCTTTATCTGTTGTGGCTTTATGAAATCCTCCCATTATCTGCGGTGTTTTGCTTTGTACTCTGCATGGGAAGACTCTCCAGCCTTTTTCTGCGTATTGTAATGCTGCTTCTAGGAAGTTATTCATTGTTACTCCTACTTCAAACAATGCTTAGTAATCTCAACGTGCTTACCGCTCTGCATGGTCGTAACCGACTCGGTCATCTCCTTAATGCTGCCAGCCAGAAATATCCATCCCAAAGCCTCGTCAACCGTAGGTACAGGGTCTCCAAACCGCCTTCTCCACCATTGGTGAGCCTTCTCTTGAGCAAAGCCTTCATGGTCTAAACATACCCACTCACGGAATACGTTCAGCCCGCACCTGTACTCAACCCTCAGGCTGTCTGGTTTTCCCTTCTTACTGTGGCGATGCACCATGACATTATCAACCAACCACTCCTCAGGCTCTCCAGACAGAATGTTGCGGTTGCTTGCTCTTATGGAATGCAATCTCCGCTCACGTTCCTGAGCCTCAAGCATCTCGATTTCCTGTTTCGGTATCTCCCAACCGCAATGCGGGCACACACCTATCTGCCTTGAGAATACGTTTTTACACTTAGTGCAGGTGTAGAGAGGTACCTCACCGCCTTCAATCACATCAATTGGTCCGTGCTCATCAATGCAATGCGCGTAATCAAGCACCAGACAATCCTCTTTATCAGGATGTTTCCGTAACCCTCTGCCCACAGACTGACAATACAGCCCTTTGGACAGTGTAGGTCTAAGCAACACAATACAATCCACCTGCCGTGCATTAAAGCCCTCAACGTACACCGAAATGTTACATATCGCATGTAGCTCTCCAGCCTTAAACCGCTCAACAATTCTATCTCTTTCTCTTTTGTGGGTTTTAGCGGTAACGCATGGAGCTTCAATTCCATACTGAGCCAGTTCTTTACTTACATGTTGCCCATGAGCTATATTTATACAGAAGAAAATTATACTCTGTCTTTTTTCTGCATGTATAATTGATACAGCTTCTTCGACAGCCTTAGATACTATACTCTTTTTATCAACTGCTTTAGCTAATGAATTTACGACATAGTCTCCACCGCTGTTCCTTTTCACATCAGAAACATCCGGCTGAATATCAGACCGCTTACTCCATAACTTACACAAATACCCGTCACGAATAAGCTCTACTATATTAGCCTCGTAACAAATCTCATTCAGGATATGGTCTTTATGGCAAAGTGCTCCGCTCATCCTGAACGGTGTAGCTGTAAAGCCTATCACCCTCAGGTTCTTATTCTGGATTCTCTGCATCTTAATAAATTGCTGATATTTTGTTTCTGCCTTAGGGCTCAAACGGTGGGCTTCATCAATAATAATAATATCGAACGGCACGAACTCCCCGCCACGCTTATATACGCTGTCTATTGACGCATAAATAATATCGTTATCCATATCCCGTCTATCGAGCCCTGCTGAGAAAATGCCTATATCAGCGTCAGGCCATGCGGTTGCCAGCTCCTGACTGTTTTGCCGTACCAGTTCTTTTCTGTGAGCGAGTATTATCACCCTGAGCGGTGGGTAGTCTTGTTTCCAGTTCTGTATAGCCCATGCCATTATGACTGACTTTCCGCCACCTGTAGGAATTACTACGCAGGGGTTTGTGTCGCTTGTGCATACGTGGTTATGCAGTGCATCAAGAGCCTCTTGCTGGAACGGCCACGGAGTTAGGATTGGGTTGAGGGTCATTTCACCTTCCCGTTATTATATCTCCTTGTAGCCCAAGCCTTGCTCTTTGCGAAAGGACCTATTGCACCACAGCTGTCGCAAGTAACCGCAATGTAATCACCGCCGCCTAATTTGATTTTTATAGAATTACAATTACCATCATCATGTTCGGTTTCATCGAATAACGGAAGATAGTATTCCTTCGGTAACACCTCAATGTTGGTGTGATGCAAAAATTTTCTTTTCTTACAAAATTTACACGGTTTTAGGTTCATTTCACTTCTCCGCAAAAACGTTCCTTAAGATTCAATACCCCTTTAATCTCATCACCTACCATAACAGAATAAGGCAACCTCGTCAGCTCTTCACTGGTAAATCTCTTCTTACCTCTTCCGTTCTGCCACTCAAAACCGTTCTCGTTCCTGTATAACGCTCCCTTCTCTGTAACGTCAACCAACTCTGCGAACGTAATTATCTCAGGTGCGAATAAATGCTTATCGCATCCCTTAAGCTGGTCGTTCTTGCTGAGTTCCTTATCCTTCAACGCACATGCCCACTTACCGCTATCCATAACAGGTCCCGCAAACATACACGTCCTGCAATTCACCTCACACGGTACAGCCATACCCTCAGGGTCTCCATGGCACAATCCCGCAAAAGCGCAATACTTGCACTGCCAATCATCTGCATCGAACCCTCTGGTTGGCGGTCTTGTGGCAGTTATGATCCGCTCAGCCTTTTGCATCAGCTTCTCTGCGTATTCTTTATTCAGCTTAACCCGCTCTGCGTGCAAGTCATCTGTATCCTTATTGCAAGCCAGATACAGGGCTCTGGTCATCCCCGTCTTCAGCATGTATATCTGCATCTGGTCATAATGCATTGGTTTGTGGATTTGAACCCCCTTTTTAACAAGTGCTTTAAATGACTTGTTGTTATGCGTTTTGAATTCAAGCACATGCCATGTTTTCGGTGCTTCAAGTATCCCCAAAGCACAGCCATCCATGTGCCCCCCGCCGTGTCCGTTAGCGAATGTCACGGCAAACTGCTCACCAGTTTCAGGGTCTTTTTCATGCACCTCACAGCCTATATTCTTCAAGTCCCTGACCATGCGGATTTCTTCTATATCCCCTCTATTGAACAGCCGTTTCATTCTCCCGTCAAACTTTTCCTTACCGCACCAGCGGAACGTGTACCAAAGGTATCTACTGCAAGAGTGCCCGATTATAGATGCCCCTAAATAGGTACGGAAGCCTTCTTCCTTTTCTTCGTATTTAGCGAAGATAGAGTCTACTGTAGGTGATGTGGTCGGCAGTGCTTGTTCTATATCTCCCTTTTTAGTAGTCATTGTCATTCTCCCAAAAGAAAAAGGGCGGTGAGGCAGTAACAGAAAAGTTCTCCTGTCTTGAATCGAACAAACAGAATACACTCACCAGAGTAAACTCCTGCGCTCTGTAACGCTCCTGACTCACCGCCCACATAAAACTAAACCTTACCCTCTACAAACTTATCCCATAACTCTATGTGTTCATCTCTCAATGTTGGTTTTGGTTTTGCGTTTGCATGTTCGTTGAGTATCTCAACAATTAATGCCGTAATTACTCCGGGAATCATTACATCTAACATTCCGTTCTTTTCGTCTAGCTTTTTGGCTTTCTCTACATCAAATGTTGTCCATGAAACCTCTTTCCCGTCAACATTACCAGTTTTTACACTGTAGCCAATTTCTTTTTTTATTTCTTCTGAAATTGCAATTGACTCTCTAAGTTCGCGTAATGCTTTCACCGTTACTATATCTCCCGAAGCGGGGAGCATTCCAAATAAAGTCATTCTCTCTTTAATACTAAGTTCCATTACTTTTTCTCCTTAATAAAAGTTATTCAAACAACTGTTTTTTTTCTGCGTCTTTAATTTGCAGGATATCCTCAAGCTCTTCAACTTTTTTCTTTGCTTTGTTGAAGTCTCCTACTGCACAGATATACTCATCCATAGTGCGCTTATACCCAGCCTGTCTCTCAGCTATCTCCTGCTCAATAGCTTCCTCTTTGGCTTTCTTTAAAGCCTCTATTTCAAGTTTTGTTTTTGGTTTTTCCATTTTTTTCTCCTTATTTGTTATCCAAAAATTTATTCCGTAATCTTCCGATTCTCCCGGTTCCCATGAAAAAGAGATGTTTTGACCTTGCATATAAAGCGTATCTGGTTTTGGTGCGTCAACCCATTGCGTACTACTTTCCTTAACAGGTTCGAGCATATCAGGAGTTAAACCCCAATTACCCTTTCCGTCATTAAAATCAACGTAGATATACATATCCCCTACGCCCTTCACCACTCCAATAGTTCCATTTTTTGCCACTACAAAGCATCCGTCTTTAATCTTCCTCACCTTATCCCCAATTTTGAACTTGGGTTCTGGTTCTGGCGGGGTTGTTTTGACGAAATATTGGTTTGAATACCAGCATTCTATTTCACCGTCATCTTTGATTTTAATAATATCACTATTTAAATCAGACTGGCAATCAAGAACCTTATATACCTCGCCCTCTATTGAATCAAAATAAATACCCTCCACCCAATCCCCTACTTTGAACTCTGGTTTGTAGAGTTGCCAGAAATCTTCCTCTATGGTGCGGTGTTCGTTACCCTTATCTTTACCGTAAAGTACTTTTACTGTTTGCATGTCATTGATAACTTCATTATTAACAACAGCTATCATCTCGCTAATTTTATGTCGTATAATAATATCACCTTCTTTAAACTTGCTCATTTTTTTTGTGTAAAAATCTTTCTTCAGATATGCCGAGAAGTCACTTATATCTATTCCCATTCATTTCTCCTCTCTAAAAAAGGTTGGGTGAGGCAGTTGGTCTGCATCCCATACCATAGGTCGTGTGCACACTTGCCCCCATAGTTCAGAACAGGCTACCCCGCCACTCACCCAAACCACTACCTTACTTTTTCCAAGGAGGTGTACTGTCGCCCGTTTTAACGGGTGCAGACTGCTTTTCTACAGCCTGTTTCGGGGCAGGGACTTCGGCATCGGCAGAGGGAGAAGCTGCTTCGGTATGCTTCGGTTTAGCCTGCCCGTCAACAGGCAAATACGCTTTAACTTCGTTCTGAGGACCGTACGTTGCGTCATCCTTGACCTTCAACTTCAGCTTCAGTTGCTGTCCAATCAGTTCAGAACTATCCTTGATTTTCATAACTCCTGTCGCTCTCCCAAGCGCAGAAAGCTGTTTCATTCCGATTTCTACCGCTGTTTGATTCGGGTTTGACAAGTTGATATTAGCGAATATCTTCCTATTGTTGTACCCGTCCTCAAGAATTGAGAACTGTATCTTCAAATAAAATCCCGTACCCGCTTTTGTGGCAACTACTTCTGCGCTATCTATCATAGCATTATACTCTCCTGCGGGCAGGACTTCATAATCTCCAGCAGGTTCTACATCGTCACAATTAAATTCGTGACCCTCAAATACATCTTGAATATCGCTCATTCTTTTTCTCCTTTTAAATATTTTTCCATAAGCTCCCAATCAGGTTCCATTTCGTAGGGAAGTTTCTCCCAAGGATGCCGGCCACCGCCGGGGTGTGAGGTTCTTGACTGCGTGTACATAAAAGGTGCGCCGCCACCAGTATCTATAGCACGAGCCTGCTTTTTCCCAAAACCGACATCCTCTTTTTTAACAACAACTTTTTTACGCATGAACAGAATACCGTCTGCCCACCGTGTCAGCAGTTCAACTGCCTTCTTGTGAATGTCGCATGTGTACCTGTCGTAAGGGTCTGCTCCGGGGTCGTTGAACTTCTCAACCCTGACATGGGTTATAAGAACGCTTCCAATCCCCTTGTCGTTCCTGAGAGCGTCAAGCCCTTCTGTTATCTCTCTCCATTGTTTCAGAGATTCGGTGTATCCTACCTGATACCCGCCGCCCACCTTTTCAATGGAGTCTACTTTTCCGTTGATACGGCAGACCTCATCCCATATTATAGGCTCAAGAGTAGACATGGAATCTATCACCACTGTTTTGTATTCGCTTTCTTCTGAATACAGCGTGCCAATAGCCTGCAACACATCACCGATAGAGTTCGCAACGGGGAAGGCTTTAACATCTATTGTGTCTATACCTTCTTCACCT